TAAATTTGGAGTAAATTTGGAGTAAGTTCGGAGTAAATATACGAATTAATGTGCTAAAATTATATTATGAAATAATTATAAAGGCAGGCACAACCTGCCTTTTCTTGTAGTTTGGAGGTGATACCATGAAGAAAGTAGAACCCATTCGTGAACCAGATGACATTGAGAGAATGAAAGATTTTTTAAAGTCGAAGAGCGAACGGAACTACGTTCTGATTATGTGTGGATTGTATTCTGGAATGCGCATCAGCGATATAATACCTCTTCAGGTCAAACAAGTAACAGGTGATAGAATAGAAGTCATCGAGAAGAAGACCAGGAAAGCTAAGCGATTTGCAATCAATCCAGAACTAAGAAAGGCTTTAAATCACTACATCAAAGAGAATGACTTACATGGTTATGATTATCTATTTCCTAGCAAAAAGAAAGTGAGAACTGATGGAGTTAGAATTGCTCATATCGGTAGAGTAGCAGCATACCAAATCTTAAAACAAGCTGCTGAACATGTTGGTCTTAAAAATATAGGAACACATTCTATGAGAAAGTCATTTGGATATCATCACTATAGAAGATATCAAAATGTAGCAATTTTGATGGAGTTATTCAACCATTCTTCACCAGATATCACATTGAAATATATAGGGATTAATCAAGATGAACTGGATGATTCGATGATGAAATTTAGATATTAATCACCTGTTTATTTAACACAATAAGAAAAAGTAAATTAGTGATAATAAAAATAGATGCAAGCACTTGCTAGAACTGATTTAGAAGAAGTTTGTTTTTATTTAACAGAATATAAGATATGTTAAATATACGAGGGTGTTGAAGAGGTGAAAACACCCCCCTAATAAAAATATACCCAGGGTACTAAAATACCCACCTTTATCTAAAAAAAGAAAGGCCCCCACAATATGAATACCCCCCAAGAAAGAGCAGACCGTATTGGTCCGCATCGAGTTGCATTCGAGAAGAACAAAAAAATAATTCTAAAAACAAGCAACACTTGTGGAATTTGTGGCCTACCTGTCGATAAGTCCCTGAGGTACCCACATCCTCTATCACCTGTAATTGACCATATCATTCCAATCAATAGAAATGGTCATCCATCAGATATTCAGAACCTACAGTTAGCGCATTGGCAATGCAATAGACAGAAGTCTGACAAGCTATATGCAGATAGCCGTTCAACCGATAGTAAGGTAGTAGGGAATCGTAACCTGCCACAATCGATGGACTGGACAAAGTACAGAGCTTGATCGATAGAAAAAAATAAATCATAAAAAAGTAAAAAAATAAATTTATTATTTTTGAGAAAAAAATACTAAAAGTGTAAAGGAAGTCCTAGTGAAGATAGGGGGGTTACCCCCTCCCACTAGGCGCTCAAGGCCTTCACGCCGTCACTGTACATTTTTTTTCGCGCCAAATCATCACAATGAAAGGAGAACGGTTTGGAATTAAGAGGTATTGATTATCTGAGGAGGAAGTTGAATCTCTATCAGAGTAGGGTTAACCTGAGATATAAACATTATGCGATGCAGCATCATGAATCGCCATTAGGAATCACAATTCCTGCATATATCAGGGTGAAATACCAAGCTGTCCTTGGTTGGGCTGCAAAGGGAGTTGATAGTCTTGCAGATCGTTTGATTTTCAGGGAATTTGCTAACGATGATTTTAATGTTACAGAAATCTTTGATCGTAACAATCCTGATATTTTTTTTGATAGTGCCATTTTAGCTGCGCTGATTGGTTCGTGTAGTTTCGTCTACATTTCTAAAGGTGAAGATGAAGAAGTGAGATTACAAGTTATTGAAGCTAGTAATGCTACTGGAGTGATTGACCCTATTACAGGTTTGCTCTTAGAAGGATATGCTGTTCTAGCTCGTGATGATTATAATCAACCAACGCTTGAAGCGTATTTTGAACCAAATGCCACTCATTTCATCCCTAAAACTGGAACTCCGTATTCAGTATTAAATGAAACTGGAATTCCGTTGCTTGTTCCTGTTATTCATCGTCCAGATGCGGTTCGTCCTTTTGGGCGTTCACGAATTACTAGAGCGGGAATGTATTATCAAAAATACGCTAAACGAACTCTGGAACGGGCGGATATTACTGCTGAGTTCTATTCTTGGCCACAGAAATACATTATCGGATTAGATCCAGATGCTGAACCATTAGAAAAGTGGAAGGCAACTGTTTCGAGCTTGTTAACTATTTCAGCTAGTGACAATGGTGAAAAACCAAGTATAGGACAATTTACTACAGCAAGCATGTCTCCGTTTACGGAACAGCTAAGAACAGCAGCTGCTGGATTTGCTGGGGAAATGGGCTTGACATTGGATGACCTTGGTTTCGTTTCAGATAATCCATCATCTGTGGAAGCCATCAAGGCTAGCCATGAGAATCTTCGTCTTGCTGGTCGAAAGGCTCAGCGCTCACTAGGAGCTGGATTGCTAAATGTCGCTTATGTTGCTGCTTGCTTGCGTGATGAGTTTCGTTATGTAAGAAGCCAATTTGTAAGAACCACAGTCAAATGGGAACCATTGTTTGAAGCTGATGCTAACACAATGACTATGATTGGTGATGGTGTTGTGAAGTTAAATCAGGCATTGCCAGGATACATCAACGCAGAAACCATCCGAGATCTTACTGGTATTGCAGGAGATATGTCTGCTAAACCTGTTGTAGAAATTCCACAAACATCATCTGATGTAGAAACCGGAGAAGATAAACAGAAAAATAGAATTATTTCAACCTATGAAATTACTTCTCTTTTAAGTAATTACCAAAAAGGTGTTTTATCTAAAGAAAATGGTATTTCTTTATTAGTGTCAACCGGAATCAACCCTAATGAAGCTGAAGAAATGTTGAACAGAACAAAAGTTTTGGAGCAAGTAGATGAATGATGAGATTGATGTACTACCCAAACTTCTGGAAGAAGTAAAAAATGAATTCAAGCTTGCTTATGGTGAAAGTGAGATTATTCGAAATGCTTTCGCTAAACTGAAAGCTAAAAAAGCTACTTACAGAACAGCAAATGAGTTTGCGATTGAAATTGGTGAAATTCTCTCTAAGGCTCTAGGAGCGTCTCTGAGCGCCGATAAATTACCAGACGGAAAAATGTATTACAATATCGCTCAGCGTTTGCTGACGGACGTGCTAGGACGAAATTACGAGCTTGTAAGTGGTTATGCTAGTGATGTCCAGAAGAATTTGAACTCTGAGGCTAAAATTGGGTTAACTACTCAGGTTCCTGAACTCAATCAAGACAGAATTGATGGTCTTGTCAATCGTTTAGCCAGTGAGGAAAGTTTTGATGATGTAAAATGGTTGCTTGATGACCCGATTGTAAATTTTAGTCAGAGCATTGTGGATGATAGCATTCGAAAAAATGTGGAATTTCATCATAAAGTGGGGTTGAGTCCGAAAATTGTTCGAAGAGTTGTCGGTCATCCGTGCAAGTGGTGCAAGAGTTTAGAGGGTTCATACAATTATCCAGAAGTTCCCAAGAATATATATAGACGGCATGGCAATTGTCAGTGTATTGTTGACTATCATCCTGGTAATGGGAAGAAACAGAATGTTCATACTAAAAGTTGGGCAGAATCTCAAAAAAGTGCTAAAATAGAAGTATTAAAAGGTGTAGGCTTATCTGTTCAATCTGGTGCAAGAAATTATTTTCGTGATGAATCGAATGATGATATTTTGCCAAAAGATTTTATTAAAGCAGAAAAACACGCTTATCTTACGTATGACAAAATAAAAAATAGTAATCAAGAATTAGAGAAGCGAAAAATTTACTCGAACATTGGAAAGTTTAAGGAAATGAAAGACTTTACCAAGGAAGATGTTGATATTGCTTTTAATCATGTTTTTAATGATATCCATCTTTTAAAAGACGGGGAAAGTTTATTTCATCCAGAAATCGATATGGCAGAGTCGTGGGAGCGTCTGATTACTGGTAAGGATATCCAATCACATGACTTGATATTATTGAAACATGAGCGCTTAGAGCATGATTATATGTACGTCAGAGGGAATATGGATTATGATACTGCTCATGCTAAAACAGATGAAACCTATAATTATAGTAAAGCTTTGACTCGATATTTGGAAAGGAAGAATAATGGTAAAATTTAATTTGATTGAAGTTGTGAATGGTTTTTACCGTTACGAGGTTTTTCCTGAAGGCGATGTGAGTAGAAGGGAGATTTTTGAATTTAATCCCTCTACCCGTGAGCTAAAGCGAAATGATCCCCCAAGATATGGTTTTGATTATGTGTCAAAATGCATCATAAATCTAAAAAATGCAGACGGCAGTTTGAAAGAATCAGGGCAAGTTGCTTGGTATTAAGCACCTAGAGAAATCTAAGTGCTTTTCTTATGCTTAGAAAGGAGTAACAATGGGAAACACGATTGATTTTTCAGAGAAAAAGTCTAGTCTGGAGCGTGGTGCTTCCGTGAAAGAAATTTTGGAAGAAAATATTGAGGCTAGTCATAACTATACTTCGGTATTGGTGGTTTCTTTGGATAAAGATGGTGAGATAAATCTTGGCTATAGCTGGGAAAGTAGTTTGCAGGCATTAGGAATGCTCGATGTTGCTAAAAACTATATTTTGAACGTGATCAATTAAATCATCCCAGCGATAGGGTTATCATGCGATGACGATTGAAAGGAAAATAGAATGGCGAGGAAGAAACTTGGCAATCAGAATCCTACTCAATCGGTGATTTTAAAATACGTCAAGAAAAATTCAAGAGCTAAGGAAGCGATTGAACTTTACGAGCGGACAGGTCTTTCTTGTTATGCGTGGCAGAAAAATCTTTTGTTACCAATGATGGCCATTGATAAAAATGGTCTTTGGGTGCATCAGAAGTTTGGTTACTCTATTCCTCGTCGGAACGGTAAGTCTGAAATCCTTTATATTCTTGAAATTTGGGGCTTGCATAAGGGTTTGAATATCCTTCACACGGCTCACCGGATTTCTACATCGCATTCCTCTTTTGAAAAGGTGAAACGATACCTTGAGAAAATGGGGTATGTGGATGGTGAGGATTTTAACTCCATTCGAGCTAAGGGACAAGAAAGAATTGAGCTATATTCAACAGGTGGTGTTATCCAATTCCGTACCAGAACATCAAATGGTGGTCTTGGTGAAGGATTTGATATGCTGATCATTGACGAGGCTCAGGAGTACACGACCGAACAGGAATCTGCCTTGAAGTACACGGTAACGGATAGTGAGAATCCTATCACAATCATGTGTGGGACACCTCCGACACCAGTATCAAGTGGTACTGTCTTTACTAAGTATCGTGAGACATGTCTTTTTGGAAAAGGGAAGTATTCTGGCTGGGCTGAGTGGTCGGTTTCTGATGAAAAGGAGATTGACGATGTTGAATCCTGGTACAATTCAAATCCATCTATGGGTTACCATTTAAATGAGCGTAAGATTGAAGCAGAGCTTGGTGAGGATAAGTTGGACCATAATATCCAGCGTTTGGGATTCTGGCCAACATACAATCAGAAATCTGCTATCTCTGAAACTGAGTGGAATGAGCTAAAGGTGGATGATGTTCCAGAATTATCTGGCAAGCTATCTGTTGGTATTAAGTATGGTCAAGACGGAACGAACGTGGCATTGAGTATTGCTGCACGGACCAAGGATGGCCGTTTCTTTGTAGAAACTGTTGATTGTCAATCTGTTCGTAATGGTAATGATTGGATGGTTGCCTTTCTGAGACAAGCTGATGTAGCTCAGATTGTTATCGATGGCGCAAGTGGTCAAAAAATCCTGGACGAAGAGTTGAAGGACTACAGAATCAAGAATGTGATTCTACCAACGGTGAAGGAAATCATCGTAGCCAATGCTCTTTGGGAGCAGGGAATTTACCAGAAAACCATCTGTCACGCTGGCCAGCCATCGCTATCAAAAGTAGCTACTAACTGTGATAAGCGGAATATTGGTTCCAACGGTGGTTTTGGTTATCGATCGCACTTTGACGATATGGATATTTCTTTGATGGATAGTGCTTTGCTTGCGCACTGGGCTTGTGCTACGACCAAGCCTAAGAAAAAGCAAAAAATTAGTTATTAAAATAAGCGGTCAGGTGACTGCTTTTTTTGATGCCAAAAAAATTACCGAACTGCCGGGGAAGCAGGAGAAAGGAGACATGAGAATGTCAGAATTTAAACCAATCACTACACAGGAAGAATTTGATGCTGCTATTAAGGGGCGCTTATCTCGAGAGAAAGAGAAGTATGGCGACTATGACCAGCTCAAATCTCGTGTTGCAGAATTGGAAAAAGAAAATGTTGGCTTGAAGTCAACGATTGAAGATACTAATCAAAGTAAGGCAGATGCTGACAAGCAACTTGAAGATTTGCAGAATCAAATCACTGGTTATGAGACGGCTAGTCTGCGAACTCGTGTGGCTTTGCAGTACGGATTGCCTTACGACCTTGCAGACCGTTTGCAGGGAACTGATGAAGAAAGCTTCAAAGCAGATGCAGAGCGCTTGGCTGGGTATATTAAAAAATCTCAACCAGTTGCGCCTATTAGAGAAACCGAACCTCAAGTCGGTGATAATAAAACAATGCAAATGAAGTCAATGCTTCGAGAATTAAATCATACAGGAGAATAAAAAATGGCAGATAATTCACTAAAACAAGGAACACTTTTTCAACCAGAATTGGTTAAAGAACTAATCTCAAAAGTGCAAGGACGTTCGGTCCTTGCAAAACTTTCATCACAGAGCCCTATTCCGTTTAACGGGGTTGAGCAATTCATCTTTAACCTTGAAGGAAATGCTCAAATTGTTGGTGAGGGTCAACAAAAAGGTACTGGTAAAGCAGTTGTTGACACAAAGGTTATTAAACCTCTAAAATTCGTCTATCAAGCTCGTATTACAGATGAGTTTAAATACGCATCGGAAGAAAAACAACTTGAGTACCTTTCACAATTTGCAGATGGTTTCGCTAAGAAAATCGCAGATGCTTTCGACATCGCTGCTATCCATGGTTTGGAGCCTAAAGGTCTTACTGATGCAACTTTCCGTGACACTAACTCATTTGATGGTTTGATCACTGGAAATATCGTAAATTATGCAGAAGATAAATTTGACGATAACATTGATGCAGCTGTTCAACAAATTGTAGCTAAGGGCGGAGAAGTCACAGGATTGGCACTTTCACCTGTTGGTGGGCAAGCACTTGCTAAGTTGAAAGTTAATGGTGTTGTACAATATCCAGAATTCCGATTTGGACAAAATCCTGATTCGTTCTACGGAATGAAATCAGACGTAAACAAAAACTTGACTGTAACAGGTGGAACTGCTCAAACAGATCATGCGATTGTTGGTGACTTTGAAAATCGCTTCAAGTGGGGCTATGCTGAAAATATTCCTATGGAGATTATTGAATATGGTGATCCAGATGGAGCAGGTCGTGACTTGAAAGCTTATAATGAAATCTTGCTACGCGCTGAAGCGTTTATCGGCTGGGGCATCCTAGATGCTGATGCATTCGCTCGTGTTAAAGCTTAATGGAGGTAGGAAATGACTACATATCGTGATAAAAATACAGGTGTTTGCATTTCAACAGATAGCTCGCTATCTGGAGATTGGGTTCCTATTGAAGAATTTAAACAGGAATACCTTTTGACAGTGGCTGAAATTAAAGCTAAGCTTGACGAGCTAGGTGTTGAGTATGATAGCAAGGCAAATAAATCTGCTTTGCTTGATTTACTAATCGCAAACGAAGGGTGAGTTAGATGGAAAACTTTGCAACAGTAGACGATCTTAAAAAATTGTGGCGGACGTTAAAATTCGATGAGGAAAAACGAGCTGAAGCACTGTTGGAAGTTGTTTCTCATTCTCTTCGCGTTGAAGCTAAAAAAGTTGGCAAAGATTTAGATGGATTGGTTGCTACTGATCCATCTTTTGCTATGGTGGTTAAGTCCGTCACTGTTGATGTGGTAGCTCGCACGCTGATGACCTCAACTGACCAGGAGCCGATGACTCAGGTAGCTGAGTCAGCTTTAGGCTATTCCTTCAGTGGTTCTTATCTAGTCCCTGGTGGAGGTCTCTTTATCAAAGACTCGGAATTGAAACGTCTAGGTCTTAAAAAGCAAAGATATGGGGTGATTGATATCTATGGGACGGATTAAAGGAATTACTGTAACTTTGACTGGGAAAACCAAGACTGGTCGGGATGACTTTGGTCATCCTATTTATGAGAATAAAGAAATTCAAGTAGAGAATGTCCTGGTTGTTCCAGCTTCTACAGAAGATATCACGAATCAGCTCAATCTGACTGGAAAGAAGGCCTCTTATACACTAGGCATCCCAAAAGGCGATCAGAACGAGTGGAAAGACCGTGAAGTTCGTTTCTTTGGGCGTAAATGGCGCACGATTGGCATTCCTTTAGAAGGTATTGAAGAAATGATGCCTTTGTACTGGAATAAGAAAGTGATGGTTGAAGCGTATGAGTAATTTCAAAGTCAAGCTTATCGGTGCGGGTGTAGGAGCTCTTTTGAAATCAAAAGAGATTCAGGATATTCTGAACAAAGAAGCAACAGTCATTAAAAAAAGATGTGGCCCTGGTTATGAACAAGATAACCACGTAGGTAAGACAAGAGCCAATGCTATGATTTATCCAGCTACGCAAAAAGCGAAGAGGGATAATTTGAAAAATAACACTTTGTTGAAGGCGGTGCATTAGATGATTGAAAT